CCTTAAGAAAAGCAGGCTTTACTGAAGGCGTTGCTCTTTACATGATTACTGAGCCATCTTCTTATCCTTCGTGGATATTGCCAGACCCTGTCGATCCAAATAAGTTCGGCAACTACGAAGATGAGGAAGATGATTAAAAAGCGATATCTGGTGATATCTGATTTACAAATCCCATACCACCATGAAGCAGCAGTCAAGAATCTTATCAAATTAGTAAAGCGTGAGAAGTTCGATTTAGTATTAAATACAGGCGATGAGTTAGATATGCAGTCTCAAAGCAAGTGGGCTAAAGGCACACATCTAGAGTATGAGGGCCAATTAGATGCAGATAGAAGTCTGGCTCAAAACATCCTCTGGGACTTGGGTACCACCGATATCACACGATCCAACCACACCGATCGTCTATACCACACTCTCGTTAGAGGCGCTCCTAGCCTCATCGGACTTCCAGAACTCAACTACGCCAACTTTATGGGCTTCAATGACATGGGGATACGTTTCCACAAAAAGCCTTACGAGTTCCACAAAGGCTGGGTGTTAGTACATGGCGATGAAGGCTCAATGTCTGCACACGCTGGTCAGACCGCATTGGGCTTAGCCCGTAAGTTCGGTAAGTCTGTAGTCTGTGGACACACTCATAGAGCAGGCATATCAGCCTTTACAGAGGGCATAGGAGCCTCATACAGGACACTTTGGGGCTTGGAGGCAGGAAATGTTATGGATAAGAAGAAAGCCTCTTATCTCAAGGCTGGCAGTGCTAATTGGCAAATGTCAGTCGCAATCATTGAAACCTATGGAGACCGCGTTTCTCCCATGCTTATCCCTATCAACAGAGACGGCAGTTTCACCGTATATGGAAAATTATACGCAACTAGATAGCCAAGAATCGTTATCAATTCTTTATCGAAATGTCACCGATTTAGTCTGAAGCGTATGCAACACTAATCCTGTAGCCAATCAAGGGCATTGGCACAAGGGAGCAATTATGGATCTATGGATAGTTTTATGGCTAGCAATAGTCATGGTTTTATCAGCTGCATTAGGTTATTCATTAGGACACAGAGACGGCTTGCGTGAGGGTTACACCAGAGGCCGAGATATCGCACGTGCAGCATTCAAGGCCGAGCGATGAAACATGGAGAAATACTTAGTTCTGCCACCGACCTTTATCAGGACAGAGGACTCGATTACGGTCATCCGAGTGACAATATGGCACGAGCCGCACGACTCATTAGTGCATACCTTGAAATGCCAGTGGAAGATTACCAAGTCGCAGTCATCCTTGCGCTGGTCAAAATCGCAAGGACAATCGAAGATGGAAGCAAAGTCGATTCATGGATCGATGGAGCCAGTTATCTAGCAATAGCAGGGCAACTACAAACAGAGGATAATGATTTATATGTTTAACTTAGCCGATTATGAACCAGTAGAGGTGAGACTTGAAAAGTTTATTAAAGACTATCCAGATTTTCGTATTGCAACAGAACTTGAAGTGGTCGAAAAGGATAGATATATCGTTAAGGCGTATCTCTACAAAGATTCAAGCGAAGTTATTGCATGGGCCACTGGTTACGCCGAAGAAACGGTTTCTACTCGCGGTGTTAATCAGACTTCAGCTCTGGAGAACTGCGAGACTTCAGCGATCGGTAGAGCACTTGCAAATGCTGGTTATGCGCCTAAAGGCAAGCGACCAAGCCGTGAAGAGATGACAAAGGTTGTCAAGCAAGCACCAGTCAAACCTGCTCCACAAGATATTAAAGAAGGCGATGTTGATTACTGGACTACACCAGTAGGAGATCATGTTAAGACCAGTGATGCTCCTAAATCTATAGCAGAAGCGATGGCGACAGTCGGAGCGATTATTGGTACTGGAGAAGCTAGTGATGCACCATCATGTCAGCATGGTCACATGAAGTGGCGTGAAGGTGATAAGAATGGAAAAGCATGGGGCGGTTTCTTCTGCACTAGTGCTGGACAAACAGGCGGTATGGATAAGTGTCCAACGCTTTGGTATGTACTTAGTTCAAGTGGCCAATGGGAGCCACAGAAGCCGAGAGGTTAATTATGGGATTCATAGAAGTTCACACGCCTTATGGATGGCAGAAGTTAGAAGATGTTCCACTATTTGATGCTATTCCATGTCAGTTATGTAATGAGCCAACAATGATTCACGATCTAACATTCACAGTAGTAGAAGGCGGCAAGATAGTGCCTCAAACTACTTGGATGTGCAAAAAATGTAATACGGTTAATGGCTAGCCAACACAGGAAGCATAGGGGCTTCCGCACTGAGCGCGTTGTGGCAAACTATTTGGGGAAATGCTGGCCCAACGCATCAGTCGGTAGAGGAGCAGGCAAGGACATACAAAACGTCCCGTTCGACGTTGAAGTAAAGGCCCGTGCTGGATTCCAACCTAAGCAAGTTCTCGCTCAGATTAAAGCGCGTACCGATAAGTCGGGGGAAGTCGGATTCGCTGTTCTGAGATTAAACGGACAAGGGGAAGATGCCAGTGAATATGCCTGCATCATTCGTTTAGAGGACTTGCTTGGGCTTCTTGAATTGAGATATGGTCACTTAGACAAAGAGCCTACAGATGCCGATATAGATCGTTGCACTCAATGTGGGACATACATGATTAGGAGATGTTTGACATGCCAGCCTACGATTATAAATGCGAAAGATGCGGACTAAAGAATGAGCTGCATCATGGATGGCACGACAAGCCAACGGTTCTATGCACTTACTGTAATGAGCCGATGACTAAAGTGATTAGTCCAGTAGGGGCAATATTCAAGGGAACTGGCTGGGGTTCATCTAAATAGTTATCCACAGAAGTTATCCACAGGAGGTCAAATCATGGCAACACGCCCAAGATTAAACGGAGTGCTTGACAGTCGCGGTACGCTAACGGCGCAGAACGCATCAGGCGTTCACCGCAAGCCCCTGAGGGGCGTAGCTTGCGGGGTGCTAGTAGCTATTGGGATATCTCTATGCTTAATGCCTAATGCAGGTAGTTCTGAATCAGTGCAAATAAAATCTTATATATCTTATAGATCTTATGCATTACTGTTATTAGATAATAATAAGCAAGAATATAAATGCTTAAATGCTCTATATAATCATGAAAGTAATTGGCGTGTAGCTGCTAAGAATGGTAGCCACTATGGAATACCTCAAGGCAACAGTAAGTACTTAGCACATGTAGATGGCTATAAGCAGATACAATGGGGCTTGGCATATATCAATCATAGATATGGCACACCATGTAATGCACTACATCACTGGAAGGTTAAGGGCTGGCATTGATGCCTAGAAACGTATTATCAGAAAAACAAAAGGCATTTGTGCGTGAGAACGCAATTAAGGGCGGTAATTGGTTGTCTCAAGCTTTAAATGTTGATAGAGCACAGATTTACCAGTTTGCAACAAATGAAGGATTTAGCGTTAAAAAGGGTGGACGATATGACCCTAAAGAAAAAGCAATTAGGCGAATGAAAAGAGGCTATTCACAATGGCCTATGCACTACAGAAAATATAAAAAATACTTAGTAATGAGAGATGGTTTAAGATGCCATTATTGTGAAACAATGGTTACTTATGATGAAGTACAAATAGATCATGTAATTGCTAGGGCAAGAGGTGGTTCAGATGCACCTCATAACCTAGTGTTAGCATGCCCTATATGTAATAACCTAAAGAGTACGTTGTGTTATAAGTGCCCTGAGTTCAGAGATGCTATATGTAAATGACAACATCTCATAGAGAACTAGGCACGCAACGATGGAAGAACCAAAGGTTGAGGGTATTGAAGCGTGATGGATATATATGTGCTTATTGTGGTGGTGATGCAACACAAGTAGATCATGTGATTCCACGTAGTGCAGGTGGTGGACATGAGTTGGATAACCTTGTTGCTTGTTGTGCACCGTGTAATACGAAGAAGGGTGCGCGCTCAGAGGGTATTTTTCTAGGTGTAAGTTCTACCCCCCCTGTCTTTTCAGGCAATCCCTCTCCAAGTGTCACGCTTGTCCAGCCAGACAGCCCATTCAAGACCAGACCAGCCCAGAGTAATGTCGGATAAACCCAAGCGCAGCAAGTCGTTGCGAGGGGCAACAAAACCACGCATATCCAGCCCACTTCTCAAGGAGAAAACTGGTAAGGGCATGGAGATTAAAGAGCTAGCAGATCGTATTAAAGTGCCGTTATTGCCGTGGCAAGAATATGTATTAAATGACATGATGAAAGTTGATAAGTCCGGAAACTTCATCCGCAAGTCAAATCTCATCTTAGTAGCACGTCAGAATGGAAAGACTCACCTAGCCCGTATGAGGGTTATCTGGGGCTTGTTCTATGGTGGTGAACGTAATCACCTCATTATGTCCTCTAACCGTGGTATGGCTCTCTCATCCTTTAGAGATATCGCATATACTATCGACAGCAATGACTTCCTAAAATCCCAAGTGAAAGCGATTAGATATGCCAACGGAACAGAATCCATCGAACTCCTCAACGGGGCTAGACTCGATGTTGTTGCAGCTACAAGAGATGGAAGCCGCGGTCGAACGGCTGACTTCCTCTGGATTGACGAGTTGCGAGAAATCAATGAAGAAGGATTTAGAGCGGCTACTCCAGTTACAAGGGCTAGACCGAACTCTCAGTCGCTGTTTACAAGTAACGCAGGGGATGCGTTTAGTTCTGTCCTTAACGACATGCGAGAACGAGCCATGTCATATCCACCAAAGTCCTTTGGCTTCTACGAGTACTCAGCACCTCAATACTGCAAGATAGAAGATCGTAATGCTTGGGCTTTGGCTAACCCAGCGATGGGATATACCGTCTCAGAAGAGGCTATTGAAGAAGCGATAGCAACTTCACCGATAGAAAACACTAGAACAGAGACGTTATGCCAGTGGATTGACTCACTAAGCAGTCCGTGGCCTCATGGAGTCCTTGAAGAAACCTCAGATAGCACTTTAGAATTGTCTCCTGGTGCATATACGATATTTGCATTCGATGTCAGTCCTTCCAGACGTAATGCATCTCTTGTTGCGGGACAGTTGATGCCAGATGGAAGGATTGGCATTGGAATACTTCAAACATGGCAAAATCAAGTAGCTGTAGATGATCTACAGATAGCAGCAGGCATTAAATCATGGTGTGATATCTATAAGCCACGACAAGTCTGCTTTGATAAATATGCAACCCAGTCAATAGCCGACAGACTCTCTAATTCTGGAGTTATGGTCGAAGATGTATCTGGCCAGCAGTTCTATCAGGCTTGTGGCGATTTACTCAATGGTTTAGTAACTAATAAAGTCGTTCATAATGGCCAAACCGAACTAATCCAGCAGATGAATAACTGTGCAGCTAAAGTCAATGACTCAGCATGGAGAATCATCAAACGAAAGTCAGCTGGTGATATCTCAGCCCCTATCGGCCTTGCGATGGTAGTCTCCAAATTGATGCTTCCAGTTCCAAAGCCTCAAATCTATGTAGAAGAGGGTTAGACACTCCCTACCATATTGTATATATTCTTGACAAATGCTATAGTATATGTCTATGGGTATATTTTCGCGTGCAGAGTCTAAACCAACTAAGCCGTCTGTCCTAGCGCAATATGCCCCTCAAAATATCTCTGATCCATTTACTTACAGCTACTACACACCATTAGATAGAGCCTCAGCATTACAGGTTCCATCAGTTAGCCGTTGTCGTAACTTAATCGCTAACACAATCGCATCAATGCCGTTGGAGTTATATCGTAAATCAACTGGAGAAGAAGTTTTATCTCGACCAACATGGTTAGACCAACCAGCAGCTAATCAACCGCGTTCAGTAACTATTGCATACACTGTTGATAACTTACTTTTCTTTGGTTCTGCTTATTGGTTGATTACATCTCGCTATCAAGAGGATGGCCGTCCAGCAACATTTGAATGGATAGCACATCATCGTGTAACCC